CAAGATCATGGACGAAGACGGTGGGATGCTGTCGCGTGAGGCGAGCTCGTTCGGGTTCGACGTGCGCGGCTCGAGCCTGCTCAACTTCGCCTGCACGAAGCCGGCGAGCAACTGCGTGGTGAGCATCTGATGGCTGACCGCGGCGCACCCGCGTATCCGGTTCGGGGGTCAAACCCCGAACTGGAGATCGTGGTGGGTTCATTCGAGACGGACGGCACCGGCGCCCCCGTCAATACCGTTGGTGTTGGCTGGAGCATCGGCGCACCGACCACGGGTGTCTACACGGTCACGCTGCGGCGTTCGTGTACGTCACTCATCACCATGGCGACGCTGGCCGACTCGACCACCGACGCTAACGACACGGTCCGCACTGGCGACGAAGACGCCGGCACGGGCTCCACCGCAGCCACGTTCACGATCACCACGGCATCCGCCGCGGGTACGGATGCGAACCTCGACGGCCCGCGCGTCAGCTTCGTGGCGTACATGATCAGCTCGGACAGCGTACGATGAAAAAGCCGAGTCTAGGCCCGCTCCTGCTCCGGAAAAAGGGAGCGGGCCGGGCTCGCACCGATGACGACGACGAGCCCGACGATCGGGACGAAATCGTTAAGGACCTCATGCGCGCTTCCAAGCGCGGTGACACCGCCGGCGTGAGAGCCGCGCTAGACGACTACCTCGACACCCGCGACTGATGGCGTACGTACCCCCGACCATTGCGGCCCTGAAAGCTACCATCAAGCAACGGCTTGATATGGAGGTGTCCGAATACATCGACGACACCGACCCCGGCGAAATGGACGACATGATCCGGGGGTCGCAGCTCGAGTTGTGGGAGCTGTTGACGTCGCTGGACGCGGTGCCGCTGGTGTCTGCCGCGCGCACGACGACGGCCGGCGTTGCAGCCGTGTCGCCGGTGTTCGTGGTCGCAACGGACGGGTACAACGCTCACAGAATCCTGCGCGTCGGATTGACGCTGCCGGACGGCGACGAGGTCCCGTTGCAGCAAGCGAACCTGCGGAACGACATCATACCGGGTTCGGCGCAGCGGTGGAGCGCTGCGAACCTGCCCAAGTACTTGCTTCACCGCGCCGAGACAGACGTTGAGCGCGCGTGGGTGTGCTCATTTTATCCGGTGCCCGATGCGGCCTACACGGTCACGTTCTACGGGTCGAGCGAGCCGGCCTATACGTCGTCGCCGGACGCGGGCCTGCCCGAAATCGACACGCTGGGTTACGACGAGTACATCATCCTAGATGTGATCATCAAGGTGCGCGTGAAGCAAGAGGCCGACGCGAGCCAGCCGATGATGCAGAAGGAGGCGTACCGGCAGCGCATCGTGAGCGAGTGCACGCCGTTCGACCTGGCCAGCAATATCACGATGACGGACCGGCGCTCGGTGGACTCCGGCGCGCGCGATGACTTCGGGTGGTGGCGCAGATGAGCAAGCCCGTCCGAGCGGTGCGAGACGACGCAACGGCGGTGTCGCAGGCGTCGCGGGAGCAAGCGCTCTCGACCCGTGACCGGACGGAACGGCACGCCGTCACGCTTGCCGTGGGCTCGCGCACGGTGTCGCATGGACTCGGCCGGATTCCCACGGGGTGGCGTGTCATCGACATCGACGCGGCGGCCACGATCTACCGGTCGGCATGGACGGATAAGACTCTCACGCTCGTCTCGGACGCCGCCGGCGGCGCCGTTGTCGAGGTGTTCTGATGCCGCTGCAGAAAGAGGTACTCGAATACAACTTCTCGCGCGGCCTCGACGAGCAGACCGACAAATGGGTAACTGACGGGCTTCTGCGTGCGACAAATTGCTACTACAACAAGAGCGGCGCGCTCGAGATGCCGACCGGTCACGAGGTCGTCAATTCGGGCGTGACCGACTCGAGCATGCCGCTTCCGGCCGGCGGCCGGATGCTCGCGCGGCGGGACTCCGAGCTGCTTAGCGTGGGCGGCTACTATATGCACGCATACTCGGACCACCTGGACCGGTGGGCATACCGCGGGCGGCCGTCGCCTTGCACGTATTCCGAGTCAGCGGTGATGACCACCGGATACGACACGATCCAAGAGTACTGCGCCGCGTACGTGAATAACATCACGGTGTTCGCAATGGAGACCACGACCGCGGCGGTGTCGTGGTGACGGCGCGCGACAACACCACGGGGGGGATCATCATCGCGCCAACGCAGCTTGACGTGAACGGCTCTAACCCGCGCGTGGTCACGGCCGGCAATACGATTCACGTCATTTGGTACGACGGGACCAGCGCGCACAAATTCGCGTCGCTGAACACCGCTGCGACTCAGCCCGCGTTCACGTCGGCGGCCGCGATAAGCCTCAGCGCGGCGACCTCTCGGGTGTGGTCCGTCGCCGAGGTCGGCGGGCTCATATACATCGCGTACGGCTCGGGCAGTAACGTCTACATCGAAAAGCTTTCGGCGGACCTCGGGACCGTCCACACTCAGACCAACTTCGCAGAGACGATCACAGCGATTGACCTGGCGGGGTACGACGAGACGATCGTGTACGTCGTGTACGCGGACAACACTTCGCCGTCTCCAGTGATCAAGTGTCGCGGATACACCGACTCGGGCACTTCGTTTTCCACGACGTGGGGACCGACGACGGTAGTGACCGAAGCCGCGACGACGGACTACATTAGGAGCCTAGGCATTTGTCGCGATTCGACGGCGAGCATCGGCAGCGCGGTGATCGTGTGGCATGGCGACGTTGACAACACATCCGCGGCGGGTCACTTCGTCAGCCGGCAGAAGATCGATTACCAGGGCGTGTTGTCGGGCAGTGCGTCCAAGCAAAACTGCGTCGGCCTAGCGGGGCGCCCGTTCTTGCGCTCGGGCCGCGTGTTCTATGTCGCGTACTTCTACGGGTACACGTCGTTCGCTGAAGGCAATGGAGCGAACCCGGCGAAGTCAGAAACCTACGTCCGGCATTACTACCTGTTCGACACGGAAGCATTCGTCGACGACACGGCCGCCAAGACTGACATACCCGTCGCGCACTTCGGCGCGGGGGTCGCGTTCGCGAAGGGTGGCTATGCGACGGCACACCCGAATCTGAATTCGTATCCATACGAGACAAGCACCGGCGTGTGGGCGATTGCGCTGCCGCGCGTGTATGGCCCGGATGACGGCGATGTGCTCTATGAAAGCGTGTTTGACTTCACGTCGGACGAGAAACACGCATGGGTTCAGGCCGGGGGCTCGACGTATCTGACCGGCGCCGTCACGCAGCGATACGACGGCGAACGGCTGTACGAAGCTCACTTCCTGCACGACCCGTGGGTCTACTCCGTGACCGAGGCCACGAGCGGGAGCACGACCACGGGACCGGGCAAAGGCTTCCAGGATGGGGACATCCGCATCGCCGTGACCTACGCATACCGCGACGCGAACGGTGACCTGATGCGGTCGGGTATCGCGGCGATTCACACCACGACGGTCGCGAAGGCCGACCACGGCGACGGGAGCAACCTTTCATACCTGCAGGTCAAGGCACCGGCGTATTCCGTGAACGGGATTCAGCGCAAGGAGACCAGCTTTTACCCGAGCGTCTACATCGAATTCTGGACCACGGACGATCAGACCACGGCGGGCCCGTTCTATCTCGCGGGCCGCGTTGCGTGCTCGCCGGCGTCTGCGGTGTTCGTCACGTCGCCGGATCTCAAGGTTCCTTATGGCGACGAAGAGCAGCTTCCATTTGCAGGCGCCGAGCTGATCCCAGACCCGCCGCAATACTCTCGCGCTATCGCGACGTGGCAAGACCGGGTGTGTCTCGCGCGCGGTAACCAGGTTCTGATCTCAAAGCCCGCCGTGGACGGCTATTCGGCGTCGTGGTCGGGCTTCCTGTCGGTGTCCGTGCCGCGTGGTCAAGGTGACGTTACCGGGCTCGCGACGCTGGGCGAATCTCTGGCCGTGTTCACCGAGCGCAGGATATACCGGCTGTATGGCACGCCGCCGGCGGCGAACGGGCAGGGCGCGCAGCTAAGCAACCTCGAGGCGGTGGTCACCGATGGCGGGTGCGTCAACACGCGCTCTGTGTGCGTGACAGAGCACGGCGTTTTTTACGAGTCCCGCCGCGGCATCATGATGCTTGGGAAGGACTGGTCGACCGCGCCGATCGGCGAAGCGGTCCGCGACAAGCTGGACACGTACCCGAATGTCAACACGGTTGAAGCGTTCGAGACGGAGCCGCTGATCGGATTCGGCGTGTCGAACGCAGGCGAGACCGATGGGACGTACCTGCTGTACGACACGCGGCACAACGCATGGACGACCATGGAGGTCGCGCAGGTCAGCACCTATACCCCGATGAGCGGGCTAGTGCTCGACGGTGTGCACCACTACATGACCGTGAATGGCGGTGTTCACCGTCGAATCACCACATACGCACAGGGCGCCGTCGACAATATGAATTTCACGGTGCGCACACCGTGGATTAAGCCGAACGGGATTAACGGGTACTGGCGCGCGCGGCGTCTGATTCTGTTGGGCGAACTCCAATCAGCGCACCAAGTGACGATCGACATTCACTACGATTACAACGATCAGGACCCTGGACACACGCTCCGCATGACGTGGGCGCAGATCCAGACGATGAAGGCGATTGACACCTACGTCG